CTTTATATCTTATTCCTTCTGTGAAAACATTAGTTTGTGTAATTGCTACATAAGATGTTCCATCACCATCAATATTTGCTTGACCTCCACTAATTGTAGCTCCCCCTGTTTTAGTCCAATCACTATCAGTAGCAAAATCTCCATTAGTTACTTCTTCAGAACCCTCAGTAGGTACAGGAACAACTGCATAGAGTTCTCCTGCCTTATATCCATTAGGAGTTACTGCAATACTTACATCATCTAATAAACTCATGCTATATTATTTAATATTTTTAATTGTGCTTCTAAACAAGCCTTAGCTTCAAATACTCCACCATCAGCAATAACCCTAGCTTTAAAAACATTTACTTGCTTTTGTACAGGTGTTACTCCTCCCTTGTTACTTGAAGGCAATGACATTCCAAGTGCTAACTTCATTATATTACTTGGTCGTAGTACCCTATAGCTAATCCACTTTCTAAGGTTATAGCAGATACAGAAAGAAACAAAGTAGTTCCAGCTTGTATTGTTGTAGCAAGGTTTGAAACACTACTACCAGTTCCAGTCTGTACGTTTGCAGCAGCTATTTCTGTTATTACACTTTCTGTAACAAAGAAGACTGCATAGTAGTCCTTTCCAGTCATTGCTGTAGTTGTGAACACATCACATCTGTTTTTTCCTAGTTGCTCAGTTAAGAGTTGTTGTACGTTTTCTATTGCCATTTTTTTTTATTTATTGTCCGTAATATATTGTATTAGATCCCTCTGTTGTTTCGTGTTCGTTGTATTGTACTTGTGCCGTTCCTGATAAGTCTGTTAAGTTTAACTTTCCTTTTGTTACTAAGCCTTGAACTACTCCATTATTATCGGAAACAGGAAGAACAACTTTTTCTGTAGATGGTGCTTGCTCGACATCAAGATTTACTGTTCCAATCCAACTTACTTCATAAACCTCATACTTCCAAGATCCTGAAGGTAAAAGATATACTTCGCCTAAGAATAAATCAGTATCAACAGCTTCATAAGTAAAGGTCATTTTAGTAAACCTATCAGCTATTACTTCAGCTGGATAAGAGTAAGAAATAGAACCATCCATATCATTAATGAACTTTACTAAGTGCCTAATCTTTGCAGAAGTTACAGAATTATCTATCCTATTATCTTCAGTTGATAGGTAAGCTATTATATTTGTTTCTGTAGTTGCTTGAATCATTGTAAGTAGTTCTTAAAGTAGTTCTACTATATAATAGAAATTTATTGTTTTTATTTGGTCTTGTAGTGTTTTAAAGCGTTTTAAATAAGAAAAGGCTAACAATTAAGCTAGCCTTCTCAGAAATATAATAAAGATGAAAGTTTTTAAGATGTTACGATTGTACCCATTGTAAATGCTGAATTGTCAAAAGGTTCTGTAGTGTAGTCTGCAACCATTGGAAAAGGTAAAGCTTCTAAGCCATCAAAAGTAAGTGTGTAACCTCCTCTATCTCCCCAAGCTGCTCCTGAATCCATTGTTCCTGCATTAAGTTCCATACCGTTTACTGTACCTAAAGCTACTATTACATCGTGTCCGTTTGCTAAAGTAGAGTTTAATTGAGCAAAGCAAATCAATTTAGTTTGACCTAAAAGCTTAATTTGGTTTTGGTCTTCTTTTGTTAATTTGTTAAGTACAAGACTTAAAGTAGGAGTATAGAAAATTGTTCCGTTTTCTCTACTTCCTGTTACTGAATCTGAAAGACTAGCCGTTCCTAAAGGTGTAGCGTATCTATATAGTACGTCTGTACCCATTTCAATGTCGGTTACTTCTCCTGCTGTTTGTGGAATAGATGTTACTTCGTCATATACTGCGAAATAAACGTATTTAATCCCTCCGCTACTTCTGGAGCAATCAAGACCTCTTCCCTTTGTAAGTGCTATACAAGCCATTGTGTGTTTTTTTTTAGGTTAAGGTAGGAGAGGTTTTACCCCCTCCTTCCGTTTATTTATTAATTATGCTACTAATACTACGTCTGCTCCGATACCTACTTGAGTTCCTCCTGTGAATCTTGCAATTAAGCGAGTATTCAAACTTCCTACGTGAGATTGGTCAAGTAATTGAATGTTTGTAGAATCTGAAATCAAATCAGTACCAAAGAATAAATTTGACTTTTCAGCACAAACTAACTTATCGTCTTCACAACCATTGCAAACCGCCAATTTTATTCCCTCAAAAACTGCGTCATAATCTCCATTCATAGAGTAAGCGTTTACATATCCTAAAGTAGAAATAGCTGAGATGTATAATCTGTAAGACTTAGGACTCATATAGATGTAAAGGTCTTCTTTCGTGTAAACATTAGAAGGAATAGCTGCTGTTGCGTTTTGTAAGTTTTCAATAATGTTAGTTGCCGAGAAAGCTGTTGCTGCACCTCCTACGTTAGCTACATCAATTACTGTTGCATCTACTACAAGTCTTCCAACTGCTGCTGTAGTCAATCCTGTAAAAGAACCTCCTGTTGCGTCATTTCCTGACCATATAGCATTTTCAACTCCTTGAGAGATTCTTCCTGCTAAGTGTGAAATTAAATAGTCATCAAAAGATGCTGGTGCTGGTGCGCCTGCTCCTGCTCTCATTTCTAAACTTTCCCAAGAATCCAATAAATTTTTTGAACAAATTTCAAGGTTTACTTGTAGGTCTTTTGGAGTGATGATTGCTTCAGTAAGAACTAAAGTTCCTGCTGTTGTGAAATCACACGTACTGTCCGCCATCTCTGAACCTGATTCCATTTTTTGAATTACTGCTTTATACTTCACGTTTTCCATTGAAGTCATAAAGTTTAAAGAGTTTGCTTCTTTTAAAGCTGCTGAGATATAGAATCCTGCGCTCCTCCCTGCGAATGTACTTGTTACTGTTGGTAGTGCCATAATTTATTTATGTTTTAGTTTATTTATTATTTGTATTATGAAAGAATCTTTCTTCTCTTGTCATCTTAGAAAGTTCTTTTCTAGTTAAAGGCTTAACCTCTTCACTAAATTTATTTGTGTTTAAAGGAGCTGCTGCTGGTTGTGCTTTAAGCTCTGTCTTTAGTTTATCGTTTTCTGCTTGTAGGCTTTCTAAAGTTACTTCTGAGAACTCTTCTACTACAGTTGTCTTAATAGACTTAGGAGTAGTACCTCTTTCTTCTACTTCTTCTACTTCCATTTCTTCAGCTTCTACTTCTTCTTCTTTTACTTCTCCTTTTAAGTCTGCTATTGCGTCTTCAAGGTTTTGTACTCTTTCTGCTAATCTTTCAAAAGCGTCTTCTTCAACTTCTAATTCTTCTTTAGCTTCAACTTCTTCTTCTACTGGAGCTTCTTCTGATTCGCTTTCAAGGATTTCAAATACTACACCTTCAACTTCTACTGAAAAAGACTCGCCTGATTCTAAAGAGTAAGTTCCGATTGGTAAAAGCATTACAGATCCGTCTTCAGTTAAAACTGAGATGTCTGCTCCAGAAATTAACTCATCTTGGGTTGATGTAATAATCGTGCCATCTTCCAACTTATCCTGAAAAGACATCATCACTTCTTCTTTGTCTAATCCAAGTGCTACTAATATTTGTTTTTTTAAATCCATAATGTTTTAATAGTTTTGTTTTGGTGTGTACTATATAATAGAATAGTTAGTTTGTTGTTTGATTTTTAAAAAAAATTATAATAATTTCTTAGCTATTTTGTTTTGTTGTATTCCATACTTCAAAGCACTAACTGCTTCTTTGTAGTTTGGTATGTCGTTAGCGTTTAATCCTAATTCTTTAGCCGCTTTCTCTGCTTGGTCTACTCCTTTAGAAACAGATTTCATTTCAGTAGTTAAACCATCATTATCTACATCTAAAGAGTTTTTTATGTCCTTTAGTTCTTTTACGGTTATCTCTATATTTTTACCGAAAGTAACAACAGCTTTACTTCTTCCTAATAGTTTAACTATATCTCCTGCCAACTCAACCTTCTCAGACTTCATTTCAGTTTTAGATTCTTTGATTAGCTCGTTTAAAGCTGATAGTATTTGTTCGTTACTTGGTTTTGCGTTATTCATTTGTTCAAATTTATTTGTGAAATAACCTTCTATTGAAAGTCCTTTAAGTTCTCCTGACTTTACCTTTTGCCACATCTCTTCATTGGTTATGTGCATTTTTACCATCCAAGTTCCAACGGGTAAAGAGAATCCGTACAAAGTAGACTTATCTAATTTACTATCTTCAATTATCCAAGACTCTACAGTTAATACTCCTGATACTCTATCTTGATGTTGGTACGTTGCTTTGTGGTGGTTGTTATGCTTTAAATATAAAAATGACGCTTTAGCTACCGTTTCTTTTGAGAACCAAACGTAATAGTCGCTAGAGGTGTTTGGATCGTGTCTAAAGATTTGCTTGTTAGGAATTAAAGCAGGACTGATTAACATTCTCTTTTCTTCATCTACTTTTGCAAACGTTAGGTTGTTTTTCTCTTTTCCGAAATAAACAAAGTCAGTTTCTATTGCAGGACTTGTAACTAAACTAATAGCGTCAATAGCTAGTTCTTCAGAATCGTCTGCAATTACAAGTTCTACTATTTTAGTTGGGTTCATATTATAGTAATGAAATTAATTTCTTTAATACTTTTGCAGCTTCTCCTGTAGGTATTTTAACTCCTAAGTCTTTAGCTGCTTTTTCTAAAGTGTTTAATTTCTTTTCTAAACTAGCTCTTGTTTTTGAAGCCTTACCTTTTGTTTTATCTAATCTTTTATTAATAAAAACTATATTATCCTTACTGCTCTGTATTGCTCCTTCAGTTTCTTTAAATTCTCTTTTTGCAGTAGCTAATTTATCTTGTGAAGATTCTAAAGCTCTAAACAGTTCTCTTTCTTTTGTGTCTGCTTTTTCTAATATTGCTTTCCTCTTAGTTAAACGCTTTTCTTCTGTAACTATTTCTTTTTCTCTATCCTTAATAAATCCACTATCTTTAGTTATATCAGGAATTAAATCTTTTGCTTGTTGCGTAAGTTTTTCAACATCATCAGCTAAGCCTAACTCAACTCTTATACTTTTTACTTTATCTTCTTTACTTAATCGGCTAAATTCAAATTTCTCAATTGCTTCTGTATATTCTTTATAAGTTTTTCCGAATGGTGTTGGCTTGTTCATAGTTTTTATTTAAGGGTTGTATTATATAATAGAAATTTATAGTCTTTGTTTTATATTGTGG